CAAGGGCATGAAACGCGGCGGCGGCAAGGTGATGAAGTTTGCCAAGGGCGGCAGCATCGACGGTTGCGCGGTTCGCGGTAAAACCAAGCTCAAGCGGGTGAAGATGTAATGATGAAAAAGCGTACTAAGCGGTTTGACGATGGCGGTATGGCGTCCTCTGGGCCGCAGTCCGCTTTTTATCAGCCTCGTAATTCTGCGATGTCCGATACTGGGATTGGCGGTATTGCTACCTCTCCTCTCCCCGGCCCGTTAGATCTTGGTCAGCGCCAACAGCAAGAGCAGCCCATGCAGCAGATGCGTAAAGGTGGCAAAGTGAAAACCAAAGCCTACGCTAAAGGTGGTGTGGTTAAGACTCGTGGTGATGGCTGCTGCAAGAAGGGCCACACCAAAGGGACGATGCGATGAGATTCTCACGCGGCATGGGGGCTATCAGTAAGGCTAAGACCCGAGCGATTAAAAAGCGCGACGGGAATAAGCCTGTGAAAGTGTTCAAAGCCGGTGGCCGCGTGAAGAAGTTTGATGAAGGCGGCGAATCAAGATTAAAAATTAATGCAAGTGGAGGTAGATCTAAACGTAAAGGTTTGGATTTAACCTCCGCAGGGGGCAACGCGTCTTACGATATACCCCTTTCAGAAAATCTTAGTTTGACCCCGTATTTAGAAGGGTTTCTTGCTAAAGGAAAATATACTACCCCCAAAGGGTCTGGGGATATTGACCAAGGCGGAATCACCGGCGGCGGGATGAATTTAAATTATAGATTTAAAAAAGGCGGTAGCACCAACTGGATTGCTGGGGCTATCAAGAAGCCGGGGGCGCTCCGTGCCTCCTTGGGCGTCAAGGGCGACAAACCCATCCCAGCCAAGAAACTTGCCAAAGCGGCCAAGGCTCCGGGTAAGATGGGTCAGCGTGCGCGTCTGGCGCAGACGCTGAAGAAATTCAATGAAGGCGGTAGCGTCAACGAAGCGGGTAACTACACCAAGCCGGGGCTGCGTAAGAAGATCGTGGCTCAGGTTAAAGCCGCTGCCACGCATGGAACTAAAGCAGGGCAGTGGAGCGCCAGAAAAAGTCAGCTAGTTGCCAAGAAGTACAAGGACGCTGGTGGCGGGTACACAGACTGATGAAAGCTCCACAGCAGTCGCTTAAAGCGTGGGGGGATCAGAAATGGCGTACCAAGTCGGGCAAGCCATCTTCCAAAACGGGAGAACGCTACCTGCCAGAAAACGCCATCAAGTCCCTCTCTTCTGCTGAGTATGCTGCCACCACCAAGGCCAAACGAAAGGGCAAAGCTGCGGGCAAACAGTTTGTAGCCCAGCCCAAGAAGATTGCCAAGAAAACGGCAAAATTTAGGACTTAACGATGCCCGCAGGGTCACATAAGTATTTTGAACAAATAGACCCTTACGGAGGGCGTATTTCTGTTGACGACCCTGAGTTTGTTGCGCAAGTACGCGCTAAACTTGGGCCAAAGTACGAAAATCTTGTTGACAAAGATACTAAACATCAAGCAGCAAATATTGGTGGCCCCAAATCAAAATACACTCAATATGGGTATAGGTATAGGGCGGAACATCTTAACCCCGAAGAACTTATGGGGGCAAAAAAAGAAGACGCCGGTTTAGCGATAAATGTTGGGCAGCTTAAAGATATTCTTTCTCCAGATATATATGTTTACGGTCTTGGAGCAGGAGCATCTCCTAGAACTTTTGCCCACGAATTTCGCCATAAAGAAGTAGGTAACGAAGGAAAAAATCGTTTGTTAGACGTAATATCGTCTAATTCTCAACCAGATTATATTAAAAATTTACGCCTTCTTTATGAACATGAGCGTGACGAATCTTCAGATGATGTTCCGATTTCCGAATTAGAAAAACTTCTGCATAGACAACTTGGACTTCATGCGCTTCTTAATAAAAAAGATCCAGAAAATTATGCTGCTTATACCCCCTCAAATTGGGAAGATAGAAAAAAAACATTAGAAAATTCTGGTATCTTAAGCGTGCTTCCAGATGTAGCCCAGCAGTATGTTCAGCGCAAAGCCGCAATGGATAGAGTGGCGCAACCATATTTGAATTTTGAAGGTAAGGAATAAGAAATAATGGTTACCTCCGCATCTCCCCCGACTTTTAATCTAAACCTCAACGAGTTGATCGAAGAGGCGTTTGAGCGTGCTGGCGCGGAGTTGAGAACTGGTTATGAATTTCGGACGGCCCGGCGCAGTCTTAATTTGATGTTTGCCGAGTGGGCGAATCGCGGGATTAATTTGTGGACAGTTGAGTCAGACACGGTCGCCCTCTCCCAAGGGCAAGCTACCTACCCCCTCCCCGTAGACACCGTTGACTTGATGGAACACGTTATCCGTACCAATGCGGGGACTTCGATTCAATCGGACATCCCGGTTTCGCGCATCAGCGTTTCGACCTACTCCAGCCTACCCAATAAGACCGCGCAGGGCCGTCCGATCCAGATTTACATTAACCGGCAGAGCGGGGCTACTGAACCCAGCGGCGTGCAGCATCCGACGTTCACACTCTGGCCTGTGCCGAATGTGTCGAGCACCTATCAGCTTGTGTACTGGCGGCTCCGCCGAATGCTGGATGCCGGGACTGGCGTCAACACACAGGACATTCCGTTTCGCTTCCTACCTGCAATGGTGGCGGGGTTGGCGTACTATGTGGCGCTTAAGATTCCAGAAGCATCGGAACGGATTCCTATGCTTAAGCAGATGTATGACGAGGCTTGGCAGCAGGCATCGGATGAGGATCGCGAGAAAGCGGCTTGGCGAATTGTGCCGCGTGAAATGTTCATCCAATGAGCAATAAGTTTACATCTGGCCGGATTGCTATTGCCGAGTGCGATAGATGCGGTCAGAGGTACAAGCTGAAGCAGTTGAAAGAGTTGGTCATTCGGACAAAGAAGACCAATATTTTGGTTTGTCCGACTTGCTGGGAGCCAGATCACCCGCAAAATTTGCAGGGGCTATACCCGGTAGAAGATCCCCAAGCCGTGCGGAACCCTCGCCGGGATAACACATATATTGTGTCTGGGTTGAACTATTTGGGCGCTTTGGGTGAAGGTAGCCGGCAAATTCAATGGGGCTGGAATCCAGTAGGGTTCAGTGGTAACAGTGCGCTGACACCAAATGATTTAGCGGTGGTAGGTGTAGTAGGAACAGTAGGAGTAACTATCTCATGAAGAAAATGAATATGGGCGGCATGGCCGAGCACATGCAGAAAGAACATGGCATCAAGCCGGCGAATAAAGCACCGGGGTTCAAAAAAGGCGGCGCTACCAAGTGCATGAAGAAGGGTGGCCCGACTGGTTTGGAAATGCGGAAAGTGGGTCGCAACATGGCCCGTGCTAACAATCAGCGGGGGCGGTAATGGCTAAATTCAGCATGAAGCGTGGTGGTAAGGAGGTAGGCCCAGCGTCGGTCTACGCCGAGCCGCATACGATGACCGGGAAGGCTGTGAACGCTAAAGATTTCACTGGTCGCAATGTCAAGCCGATGCCTTCTGACTATATCAGCGTGGGTAATTATTCCACCGTTGATTTTGATCAGGCACCGAAGAAGCAGACCATTAAAATCCGTGGGTGTGGTGCGGCAACCAAGGGCACGATGGCTAGCGATAAGATGGGCTAACAGATGAATTATTCCGAGTTAGTGACGGAGATTCAGTCGTATGTAGAGAACGATTTTGCTACGGCTGACATTAATACGTTTATCGAGCAGGCTGAACAACGGATCTACAACACCGTCCAGCTTCCGGCTATCCGTAAAAATGTGACTGGATCTCTGACTATTGGAAATAATTATCTGACCGTGCCCACCGATTGGCTGGCGACGTTTTCGTTGGCGGTGGTGGACGTTGCTGGAGAGTATCGGTATCTACTCAACAAGGATGTGAATTTTATCCGTGCGGCGTATCCGACGACAACGGTGGCAGATCGTGGGCTTCCTGAGTATTACGCTATTTTCGACTCCAATTCTTTTATCCTTGGGCCAACCCCGGATTTAGCTTACACCGCCGAGCTTCACTATTACTATTACCCCGAGTCTATCGTCACTGCCAACACTACTTGGCTGGGCGACAATTTTGACTCCGCTCTTCTTTATGGCGCGTTATTGGAAGCGTACACCTACATGAAGGGTGAAACGGATGTAATGCAGGTATACCAAGGGCGGTATCAAGAAGCATTGGCATTGCTTAAAATGCTGGGTGACGGCAAAGACCGTCGCGATGCTTACCGTTCTGGTCAAGTGCGATACCCGGTTAAATAGGGGGCTGAATGTTAGATGCGATGGGTGGAACCGTAGGATCTCCAGTAGTCATCACTACGGACTACCGTGGGCTTACGCCGGATGAACTTGCCGACTTGGCAATGGATAAGATTTTGAGTGTGTCTGTGGCGGCTCCTAAAGAGATCCGTGAACAGGCGCTGACTTACCGTGCTTTGGTTCGTGATGTGGTGTTAGACCATATGCGGCAGGCGGTGATGCACGACCGCGTAACGATTGCTAATGCTTTAACTAAAGCTGGTGCGCCTGAGTTGGCGTCCATTGTAAAGGAGATCTGATATGGCTTTTACCGGAAGCGCAATGTGCGCCAGCTTCAAAGCTGAGTTGATGCAGTGCTACCACTTGTTTTCAACGTCTGCGAACCCTGCGCGTACTCTGAACACGACGCCGGATACGTTCAAAATGGCGCTGTACGACAACACCGCGACGCTGACTAAGACCACCACGGCTTACACGGCTTCGGGGGAACTTGCGTCTGGCAGCGGCTACACCACGGGCGGCAACTCGCTGACAATTTCCACGGCTCCGACGACTGATACGACCAGCACCAACAACGTGGCGTACATCAGTTTCTCGACGACTTCGTGGACTACGGCGACGTTTACTGCCTATGGCGCGTTGATTTACAACTCCTCGCAGTCTAACCGCGCTGTTGCTGTGTTGGACTTTGGTGGCGCTAAGACGGTGACCAGCGGTACGTTTACGGTGACATTCCCGACGTATTCTTCCGGCACCACTGCGGCAATCATCCAGCTTCAGTAGTTACTAAAAGATACGAATGTGGCCGCTGGTTGGGGCATAGTAGGGTGGGGGCTAGACGGATGGGGTGACCCACTCTATGTCCCTGTAACGGGTGTTACTACGACGGGCGTCGTAGGTTCTGTTTCTTTTTCTATTAGCTCTAGCGTAGCCCTCACGGGGGTTACTACAACGGGCGTCGTAGGTTCTGTTTCTTTTTCTATTAGCTCTAGCGTAGCCCTCACGGGGGTCACTACGACGGGCGTAGTAGGCACTGTTTCTGTTTCGGGTGCGGCTAATGTAGCCCTCACAGGCGTCACTACGACGGGGCGTGTTGGTTCAGTTACTGTCACCGGCACAGCTAATGTAGCCCTCACAGGCGTCACTACGACGGGGCGTGTTGGTTCAGTTACTGTTGCCGGCACAGCTAATGTAGCCCTCACAGGCGTCACTACGACGGGGCGTGTTGGTTCAGTTACCGTTATACCTAGTGTTGAGGTATTTCTTACTGGTGTAACGACGACGGGCGTAGTAGGGACGGTAGTTGCCCAGCAGGCTACGTTTGTATCCCCCACGGGGGTCACCACAAATGTGGTTGTCGGCACGCCGACTGTTCTCCCTAACACGATAGCTGCGGTTACCGGCGTCACAACGACAGGGGTAGTCGGGACTGTCAGTTTTGTTATTGACGCTAATGTAGCCCTCACAGGCGTTACAACGACGGGGATAGTCGGGACTGTCAGTTTTGTTATCGACGCTGATGTAGCCCTCACAGGCGTCACTACGACGGGGGTTGTGGGCGCGGTCGGGTTCATTATTGACGCCAACGTATTTCTTGTTGGCGTCACGACGACTTGCGTTGTTGGTGATGTTAGGATATGGGGGCAGATCATCCCCGACCAAAACCCTAACTGGGTGCCGGTGGACGATAGTCAAACGGGTGTTTGGAGTGCGGTTAACGACGCGCAAGTAGCGGGATGGGTAGCCGTCGATGATAGTCAAACGGGTGTTTGGACAGATGTTGATGATGCTCAAACTTCAAATTGGACGCAGATAGCTGCGTAAAGGATTTAAAAATGTCTTCTACCTACTCCAATCTTGGTATCGAACTCATTGGTACTGGCGAACAAGCCGGTACATGGGGGACGACTACTAATTCCAATTTTAGCAGCATCATCGACAACGCTATTGTCGGGTATGTAAAAATAACACTCACCACCGCAGGGACTTCGGGATCTCCGAATACTCTCAACGTTGCGTCTGGTTCTGCTTCAAATGGACAAAAACGAATTGTCGAGGTTTACAGCGCCTCCGATCTTGGGGGAGACGTTTACCTTCAAATTACCCCCGCTACGTTCAATGGATACTACTTCATCCGAAATAGTCTAGCAGGCAGTCGTTCTCTTCGTATCTTTCAAGGAACGTATTCTGTCGGAAACACAGTGCTACTTGCTAATGGATACGACGCCGTTATTCGTTGTGATGGCGCAGCGACCCCTATTGTGTCCCTTGTACTTAACAATATCCAAGGTACATCATTTTCTGGAAACGCTGCTACGGCTACGACGGCTACGTCGGCTACGACGGCTACAAATGCTACGAACACCGCGATCACTAACGATGCAGCAACTGCGGTATCAGTTTACCCAACGTGGGTAACCGCCAACACTGGCAATCTCCCACAGAAAACTACCAGCGCGTCATTATCTTTTGTCCCATCTACGGGGGTTTTGAGTGCAACTGGGTTCTCTGGCCCTCACAACGGTACCGTAGGGGCTACTACGCCAAACACAGGGGCATTCACCACCTTAAGTGCCTCTTCGACCGTTAGCGGCGCGGGGTTTAGTACTTACTTAGCTTCTCCTCCGGCTATTGGAGGAACTGCCGCCGCTGCGGGCAGCTTCACCACTCTAAGTGCCTCTTCAACCGTTAGCGGCACGGGCTTTAGCACCTACTTAGCTTCTCCTCCGGCTATTGGAGGAACTGCCGCCGCTGCGGGCAGCTTCACCACCCTAAGTGCCTCTTCAACCGTTAGCGGCGCGGGGTTTAGTACTTACTTAGCTTCTCCTCCGGCTATTGGCGGAACTGCGGCAGCGGCTATTACAGGCACCACGATCACTGCCACCACTGCGTTCTCTGGCCCTCTGAACGGAACCGTAGGCGCTACTACGCCTTCTACTGGTGATTTCACCACTCTAAGTGCATCCAGCACCCTTGCTGCCGGCGGCGTGTCCACCGGCTATTCACTCACAGTACGCTCTACCGCGCTTGCAAACGCATATTTTGTTGATACCGATTCCGGCACGGGCGGTATGTACATCAATTTTTTGAAAAACAGCGCGTCCCCAGCGGCAGGGGATGACCTTGTTAATTTGCGTTTTTACGGCAATGACAGCACCTCTGTCCAGACCGAATACGTCCGATTGACGACAACAATCGCAGACCCGACCAACGCAAGCGAAGACGGCACACTGTCGTTACTTACCGCAAAAGCCGGCTCCCTTCAGGAGCGGGTTCGATACTCTTCTGCGGACGGTTTTTATATTGTAGACGGGGCATTCCGCGCCCCCGATGTTTATGCCAGCACCACCGGCACTGCCGCAAATATGGTGATGAGTTCGGCCAGCGGTATTCTCCAGCGCAGCACATCCTCGCTGCGGTATAAAAACAGCGTCGAGAATGCGACCTACGGCCTTGCTGAAGTAATGCAACTTCGTCCTGTTACCTACAAGGGAAACAACGACGGCGATACCGTTTTTGGTGGATTCATTGCCGAGGAAGTGCATGACATTGGGCTGTCTCCGTTTGTGCAGTACGACGAGCAGAACCGCCCCGACGCGCTTGCCTACGGCAACATGGTCTCTCTGCTGGCCAAGGCGATGCAGGAACAGCAGGCGATGATCGAGGATCTCAAGGCCCGTATCGCGGTGCTTGAAGCCAGATAATGAACGCGCATGACAAACTCTCGGTTTGGGTGACGCTCATTGCTACGGTTACGTTGTCCATGATTTTAATGTCGATGGTGGGCGGCATGATAGTTGGATTGTTTGACGAGAAAGTGGACAACAACAAGATTTTTGAAGCTGTGCTGCCTGCGTTTCAAACAATTGTCGGGGGCTTCATCGGGCTAATTACTGGCATCAAGATCGCCACAGACCAACGTCGCGACGATGCAGGGGATAAATAGTGGACTATCAAATGCTTTTTAACATTGTCCTCGGTGCGGCGATGTCAATTGTAGGGTGGTTTGGTCGTTCTGTTTGGGAAGCCAGTATCGAACTCCGCGCTGACCTTTCTCGCCTGCGGGAAGACATTCCGAGAACTTATGTGGCCCGCGAAGATTACCGCGCTGATATTCGAGAAGTAAAAGAAATGCTGACCCGTATTTTTGACAAACTTGATTCCAAGGTAGACAAATGACGTTTGAAGAATCTTTCAAAGTGCTTATTGGGCACGAGGGCGGCTACAGCGACGACCGCAACGACCCCGGCAACTGGACTGGCGGCAAAGTAGGCGTTGGCGAATTGCTGGGCACCAAGTATGGCGTTGCCGCTAATTCGTACCCGATGGAAGACATCCAAGGGCTGACGCTGGAACGAGCGCAGCAAATTTACCGCCGGGACTATTGGGACAAGTTGCACGCCGATGACCTTCCTAAACAGGTGCGGTTTGCGGTGTTTGACG